GTCTTGGCATTATAAGGCAAACAAAGATATTCCATCAAGACATTGGCATTTATATTGTGGTGAAACGGTAGAAGAAATAGATAAAAGTGGTTTTGAATATTTACTACCATTGTGGGAACAAATTGAAAATCATAGAGAACTACCAAAAGTTAAAATTAAAAGATGTTATTTAAATGCACACACACCTGGGGTTGAACCATCAATACATAAAGATGATGGTGATGTTACTTTTATTTACTATCCTAATTTAAAATGGAATGTAAACTTTGGTGGCGGCACAACTATTTACGATGAGACCCTTGACAAAGGGACTCTAATAAACTATAAAGGAAATAGACTAATATGTTTTACAGCATCATTGCCACATCAAGCAATGCCTGTATCAAGAATATGTCATGATTTAAGAACCTGTGTGGTTTTCAAAACCAGTTATGTGAATTGATGAATAAATTTTATACAAATATTATACAATGGGGAAACAACCTTTTATTAAGAGAAGTTGTTAATGGTGAACGTATTAATCGTAGGGTTAAGTATTCGCCTACGATGTTTTGCCCCGTTATGAGAGAAACAAAATATAAAACTCTTGATGGCAAATATGTGATGCCAGTCAAACATGAAACTATAAAAGAAGCTAAGAATTGGGTTCAACAATACGAAGATCAACCTCATTTGGTATATGGTAATACCAACTTTCAATTTAATTATCTATACGAACAATATCATAATCTTGATTGGAATATGGATGAAGTATTAATTATTACAATTGATATTGAAGTCGCTTGTGAAAATGGTTTCCCAAATGTAAAAGATGCAGCTGAGGAAATGTTATCTATTACAATTAAGAATCAACAGAATAAACAAATATTTGTTTGGGGTGTGGGTAAGTATAAGACGGATAGAAAAGACGTTGTGTATATTGAATGTGATAATGAATATGAATTACTTACAGAGTTTCTAAAGTTTTGGAAAGTAAATCAACCAGATGTTATTACTGGTTGGAATACAGAGTTTTTTGATATACCTTATTTGTGTAATCGTATTAAAAGAATAATGGGTGAAGAAACTTTAAAAGACTTATCACCATGGCGATCAGTATTATCTAAAACAATATATCAAATGGGTAGACAACATCAAGTATATGAAATACAAGGTGTTGCGGCTCTTGACTATTATGATCTGTATAGAAAATTTACATACACCAATCAAGAAAGTTATAAACTAGATCATATCGCTAGTGTAGAACTTGGTATCAAAAAAGATGAAAATCCACATGATACATTTAGAGATTGGTACACAAATGATTTTCAATCTTTTATTGATTATAATATTAAAGACGTTGAGATAGTTGACCAACTAGAAGATAAGATGAAACTAATCGAACTATGTTTAACCATGGCATACGAAGCAAAAGTAAATTATGTTGATGTTCTTGGTACGGTTCGTTATTGGGATATTCTAATACACAATTATTTAATGGATAAAAAGATTGTAATACCACAAAAGACTAACAAAGAAAAATCTGATAAGTATGAAGGTGCATATGTGAAAGACCCACAGGTTGGTGAACACAAATGGGTTGTGTCATTTGACTTAAATAGTTTGTATCCACATTTAATCATGCAATATAATATTTCACCAGAAACATTAAAGAGTGAAAAGACTGTACCTAACATGAATGTAGATAAGATGTTAGAAAAGAAAGTTGATACTTCTATTTTAAAAGATACAACTATGACACCAAATGGTGCTTTGTTTAGAACTGATAAAAAAGGTTTCTTACCTGAAATGATGCAAACAATGTATGACGATAGAGTCAAATACAAACGAGCAATGTTAGATGCTAAACAAGAATATGAAAAAACTAAAAATCCAAAATTGCTAAAGATGATATCTAAATTTGATAACATACAAATGGCAAGAAAGATTTCACTTAACTCAGCATATGGTGCGATTGGTAACAACTGGTTTAGATATTACAATCTACCTATGGCAGAAGCGATTACTACCTCTGGTCAGTTATCTATTCGTTGGATTGAACATAAGATAAACGAATATATGAATGACTTGTTGAAAACAAAAGATGCTGATTATGTTATTGCCTCTGATACTGATTCAGTTTATATACGTTTTGATGAACTGATTGAAAAGTTTAAACCTAAATCACCTGTTGACTTTCTTGACACTATTGCAAAAGAAAAGATTGAACCATTTATTAATAGTGCATATCAAGAACTTGCTGATTATACTCATGCATACGATCAAAAAATGCAAATGAAACGTGAAGTAATTGCAGACAAAGGTATATGGACAGCAAAGAAAAGATATATTTTAAATGCACATGACGTTGAAGGTGTTCGTTATCAAGAACCTAAACTAAAGATTATGGGAATAGAAGCAGTCAAGTCATCAACACCAGCACCTTGTCGTGAAAAAATTAAACAAGCATTACGTATCATTATGGATGGTGATGAAAAAGAATTAAATACTTTTATTCAAGATTTTAGAAAAGAGTTTCTAACATTACCACCAGAAGATGTGGCATATCCTAGAAGTGTAAACGGTCTAGATAAGTGGACTGAATCACACAATCTATTTAAAAAGGGAGCACCAATACATGTCAAAGGTGCTATATTATACAATCATCTAGTTAAGAAAAACAAACTATCACACAAATACCCATTTATACAAGAGGGTGATAAGATTAAATTTTTACATATGCAATTACCAAACATATTTCAATCATCTAGTATTTCATTTATTACAACTTTACCAAAAGAAATACAGTTTGCGGTTGATTATGAAACACAATTTGAAAAGTCTTTTATTGAACCCCTACATTATATTACTGAAAAAATTAAATGGAATGTGGATAGAACTTATGGTACCCAGGGTACCCTAGATGAATTTTTTGTATGATAGATAAACTATTAGTTGAAAACATAGAACAAACAACACCAGATCAGAATGTAGCAGTATTATTGTCTGGTGGGGTAGATAGTATATCAGTTGCATTGGCGGCTGAGAGACTAGGAAAGACTATAACGGCATATTCTTTTTGCCTTGACAATGAACCCTCATATGATTATAATAAGGCTAAAGAGATTGCAAAGAATCACAATTGGGCATTTGTAGGAACTATAATAGATACTACAAAACTTGAAGAAGACTTTTACAAGTTGGTAAGTTTAGGATGTAAAAAGAAAACCCATTATGAATGTGTGTATCCTTTTTTACATGTGTACCCAAAGATTGCAGAGACTTATGTACTCTCTGGTTGGGCAGCAGATGGTTATTATGGAGTAAGTAAAAAAGCAAACATCCATTATAAACACACAAAAGAAAAGTTTGATGAGTTTAGAGATCAATACTTTTTACCAGAAAATGCAGCTGGATATAAAATGCATAAAAAAGTTTCGGATATGTATAATAAAAAATTTATTACACCATATCTAAGAATGAATGTGAAAAATTATTTTTATAGTATGGATTGGTATCAATTAAATCAACCTTATCAAAAACATCACGTAAGAACTGCTTTTAATCTTGACAAAGACGTTAAGAAACATTTAAACTTACAGTTAGATTCAAAAATAAATGTGTTGTTTGAAAGACTGCTAAATAATAATAAGATTAATTACAAAGGTAGAACTAGAGTAATGGACATGGTTAGAGATTGGCCTAAACCAACTGGTGCAACACTTAACGAGTTTATGATATGAACAAAAAAGAAATAGAACAAATAGAAAAAGATAATGAAGATATAATGACACGTATGCACCCTGCAGCTATCATACCAGGTATTTTAGTTGCGATTATAGTTATTGCAGGTTGTTTATTTAAAGGTTACATGGGATGGTAGTATGAAGTATAAACCTTACTTAATGAAAGATGTATATGCTGGAGAAGCTTTAAACAAGTTTACAGTCATATCTACTTTCGCTGGTGGTGGAGGTTCATCCACAGGTTATAGACTTGCAGGTGGTAAAATACTTGCGATCAACGAGTTTGTAGAGGAAGCTAGAAATACTTACAGAGATAATTATCCTACCACGCCAATCATGGATGGCGATATAAAAGAACTTACCGGTAAAGATTTTTTAGACTTAACAAAATTAAAAGAAGGTGAACTAGATTTGTTAGATGGTAGTCCACCTTGTTCAGCATTTAGTATGTGTGGTACTCTTGCAAGAGAGGGAACTGTACATAGTGATGGGTTTGGTAAAACTAAATCTTATTCAGATGGTAAGATAGTTACAAACATTGAAGATTTATTCTTTGAGTTTCTAAGAGTTGCTGAAGTTATTAGACCAAAGACTATCATCGCAGAGAATGTTGAAGGTCTAACAGTTGGAGAAGCAAAACAATATTTTAATAAAATTCAAAATACATTTGAAGACATTGGATATCAAGTAGTTGCAAAAGTACATGATTGTTCTCAGTTTGGTGTGCCACAAAGAAGAAGAAGAGTTTTCTTTATGGCAGTACGTGATGACATTATGGATAAGGTTGGTTTAAACTTTATGACATTATCATCTATATTCCCTGAGCCAAACAATACTATTACTACTTTACAAGGTGCCTTTGATGGTTTAGAGTATGATAAAGAAGAAGTCGATATGTTAACTACAAAATGGAAAGAGACAGCATACTATAAACAAACATGTGTTTTGATGCCAAGAAACCCAGAGAAAGTTATTACTGGCACAGACTATCATCCTAAAGGATGGCACTTTAATTTAAAGATTGCTTCAGAGTTTCAACCTAGTCCTACTATTACAGCGATGGGTGCTACAGAAAAAACTGCTGGAGTTTGTCATTGGAACGATGATAGAAAGTTTACACTTGGCGAATTAAAAAGAGTTACTTCATTACCAGATGACTTTATACTTACAGGTAAGTGGGCACAAAGAAGTGAAAGATGTGGTCGTATGGTACCTAGTCTTATGATGAAGTCTCTTGCTGAATCAATGTATAACAAGGTGATAAAAAATGCCAGATAATGATTTTACTTTCGCACATAGAGACGAAGGTTTTGATACTCATATAGACAAGTCTATTCGTGGTTATCAAGATATGTTAAAAGATGTAGTATCTTTTTCTAGATACTTTATAGAAGACGGAACATATGTTTTAGATATAGGATGTTCTACAGGTAAACTTACTGAAAGAATAATAAAAGCAAATAAAGATATAGCACCATCTGCTCATTATGTTGGTGTTGAATATGCAAAAGGTTTTCAGACAGACTTAAAAGAAAGAACTAAAACAATTAAAAACAATCACGATATTGAAGCTAAATTTTTACATGCAGATATTAGATATCATGATTTTGATTATAGAATCAAATTATCATTAGCAACTTCTATCTTTACTTTACAGTTTATGCCAAAAAGAGATAGAGAGAATGTAATTAAAAAAGTATATGACCAATTACAACCTGGTGGAGCTTTAGTGTTTGCAGAAAAAGTTTATTGTGAAAATCCACAAATACAAGACATGATGACTTTTATGTATTACGACCATAAGAAAGAAAGCTTTAGTTGTGATGATATAATGACAAAAGAAAAAACATTAAGACATATGTTAAAACCTAATACTTACGATGAATTAAAACAGTTTATGTACAATGCTGGATTTAAAGATGTGCAAGTGTTCTGGCGAAACTTTATGTTCATAGGAGCGATAGCAATAAAATGAGTAAGGCAAGTGAAGAGAAAAGAATGTATGAAAGTCTAAAGGCTCATGCTGAAGACATGTCATACGAAAATGAAGGTAGTACTGTTACTATCCCATTAAAAGAATATGATAAATTAAAACAACAACAATCTTATATTACAGATAAAAGTTTAATTGCTGTGATAGATAAGATAGAAGAATTGGTTAGAGCATTAAGAAAACATATTGTTCGAACTGATATATAATAGGAGTAAATTATGGCTGGAACTGATTTTCTAAAAGAAATAATTAAAACAACTGGTAATGAATATGCATCATTGGCTAACGATGGTATCGAAAGTGGTGATGTATCAGACTTCATTGATACAGGTTCATATATCTTTAATGCTCTTCTATCTGGTTCACTATATGGTGGACTTCCACAAAATAAAATTACAGCACTAGCAGGTGAGTCTGCAACTGGTAAGACTTTCTTTCTTATGGGAATGGTTAAACATTTTTTAGATGCAAACCCAGATGGTGGTGTTGTTTACTTTGAGTCAGAATCAGCGATTACTAAAAAGATGGTTGTTGATAGAGGCATCGATGCAGAAAGAATGGTTATTGTACCTGTAACAACTGTACAAGAATTTAGAACACAAGCAATATCAGTATTAGATAGATACATGCAACAAGATGTAGATATAAGAAGACCATTGTTTATATGTTTAGACTCTTTAGGAATGTTATCAACTACAAAAGAAGTAGAGGATACTAAAGAAGGTAAAGAGACTAGAGATATGACAAGAGCTCAAGTATTAAAAGCTGCATTTAGAGTATTAACATTGAAACTTGGTAAAGCAAAAGTACCAATGGTTGTAACTAATCATACTTATGATGTTGTTGGTTCATATGTACCTATGAAAGAAATGGGTGGTGGAAGTGGATCCTTCTC